ACCGGAGGATTCTCCAAGCGGTGATAACCGTAAAGCCGTTCCTTCTCCGCCACATTGGTATCTAATAACGGTGACCGGGGAGCAATCCCAACATCCATGCCTGCCACCATGCAGCGGGACAACCAGAATTCACAACAGGCACGCCCTAACTCGCCATAATGGATATTGGTGGAATAAGTAAAATCCGCCCCAAATATACTAAGCTGCTTTACCCGTTGCCATAAGGCAAAGGCAATAGCGTAGGAAATGGTGTTGTTGAAATAACCGCATCCCAATTCTCCAACGATCTTTTCTAGCGGGTACAACTCTATTGCCGGTACTCGCTCATCCAATTCGCAGGAATAAATAGGACATGTCAGCGTCGGCAGTGTCTTCCGCATCACTTCCGTTTGCCCACCAGCATCATCACTGTCAAAAAAGCGCGAAGCCGGGTCCATCATAAAGACTCGATCTGGATCAACCACCGCACACATCGAATTCACAGCCCATACCTCGTCGTACTCTTCGCTATGCGTAATCGACAAGTGATAGTCCAACTGGCTATGGCCAAGCCCTAAGAGAGCAATGTGCTTACCTTCTAAATTATCCAATGGCACCTCTCGAGATGTCATAACGGAATTCATCACGAACTCCGTAAGTTTCGCCAAGCTTCTTAAGACCCATTACTCCACCCTGAAAGCGTTGTTCATACATCGCTGACTCTTCAGGACTCTTCAAAAAGTTAGCAGCTTCAACCAAAGAGCCATATAGCATGGCATCTGGCGCATTAGTCGAAAGCCAAGTTGTACCATCGGAAGCACCTGCCGTTAACGAAGCCGGTCGATACTTATAATGAAGCTCAAAGGTGTAATCGGCATCCGGCGTCGGCGCCAAGATGAAAGTATCGTCATCGAACTGCGCGTAATACAAAGGCGCACCCGTAGTTGACGCATTCGGCGTGTAATCACGGATAAACGAAACATGCTTAAACCATAGGTAGGTGTACACGCTGCTGCTGATCACCGCCAAACTAAAAGGAGATAAAAAATCAGTGGGCGACCCTAAATACGGAGTTCCCGAAGTAGCCGTACCCGTGACATTCTTTCGAAAAACAGGCAACTCAACCGTCTTTAAAATGCGTTCTTCAGCTTCTTTGATAAAGAGAGGAAGGTTCGTTACAAACGTGGTTTCTGCACTTTCAGAATAATCCTGAATAGCTGTCTTTAAGCTGTCGTAAGTAAAACTCATGTTGTGGTCACCGTCAGCGTTCCTACCTCACCCTCTGCCGCTAAACCAGCGAAGGCATAACCGATGGAATCGCCTGTTGTTGTCGTCATCGCATTAGGATCGAACGTACGTACCAAACCTTCACCTGCTGTTGTGCTGACATCAGGACGAGGATGACGTAACGCTTCAGGATCTGCCGTATAAGGTACAGGCTCTAATTGAGGACTCTTAGGCTCAAAACATTCAGAACAGACACGAAATCCCGTCCATTCTTTTTTAAGACTTAGATAAGGGAAGCGAAATCCGCATCTGTCACAGAGGGCAATCGCATATTTGCCGGATGCATATGCCATTAAGCCCTCTTATAACTCTGCATAGCAGGCGCCACCATCAGTGAAGCACGACTTTCATCCTGATCGCTTGCCCGAGCAAATTCTTCCTCATAGACACTCTTTAAAAACTCTATGCGATCAGGAGCTCGTTTCATGGCAATGTAGTATGCCAAGCCTGCCGCCAAACACGGGTAGAACCGGAATGGCATATTCACCGTATTGATCGCTGCATCCGCATCTTCAATACGAATCAGACGATTCATGTACAACTTATCGGTCGCATTTTCCGATGCAGGCCAGAAATACAACCTAGGCGTAATTTGCTTGTCTAAGAACCACTGAGTCGGACGCGCCTCAGTTGATTTCGACGGAATATTCCAATATTCAGCTCGACCAATTTGCGACAACTGATAATCACGATCCGTTCCATCATCATTGGCTCGACGTAACACTACGTCCAACACATCGATGGTGTACGCATCTAGATCAACGTATGTCAGACCCTTGGTGAGTGCGATATTGGTATTATTAATCGTCCACTGGTTCAGACCACGATTGGCCCAATCAGCAAACAACAAATTCAGGGAACGACGGGCCGTATACCCGTCGTATCCCGTACGATACTCAAGACCGCAACGCTCGAATGCTTCTTCTACGTACTCTGCAACGTCTGGTTCAAAATCTCTGGACCCTGATGTAGCCATTTAATCTCCTAGCAAAAGAAGACAGTGACACGATCTATATTAGTGATATCTGCATAAATACCATTAGAGGCATACACGCCTTGATCAGGAATGTTTAATGTCTCATTGGTATTTGCATTAACAGCAAGCGTTAAAATTGCTGTCCCAGAAGCTGCGCTGGCATTGTCATAAAAAATGACAGAACCATCAGAAGATCCACCCGCCACAATCAGCCCCCGTAGCCGACAAGGATGCGCTACAAGAGCAGCATCCGCTGTCGCCGTCGCTGTTTTTACATCAACGCCTACAATTCGTGATGGCATCTTATTTCACTCCAGAATTAAGCATCAGCAAACGGTGTAGCAATCGTTCCTGAACCAAGCAATGTCCCTTCAACAAAATACTTCGCACTGGCAATCGCCGTGATACGAATAACACTACCAGCGACACCGCCTTGGGTAGAACCGTTTTGCGTAATAACATCGTTAGAAGAAACATCTGAAACCCATATCTTACCTGTGGCTGCTGTAGTGATCCCGGTATACACCATACCGAGAAATTTATCGGTGCCATCAGTTTTAATGTCCATGTCCGTTGCAGCCGTTACGACAACAAAGGTAAAGGTCATCCCCAAGTTATTAGTTTGAGTTGGGTCTGTAGGATCAGTAGGAGTCGTTGTCACAATACTAGGCAGCGTAAATACGCCATCCGCATCATTACAAAGCAACACCTTGCCTGCATGAGCAGCCACCGTGAGAGTCGTATTAGCCGTCAAGCTAACGAAACTCGTCGAGCCTGCGCTGATGAAACCACCAAGAGATCGAACCGGACCTGAAAAAGTAGTCTGAGCCACTTCATTACCTCCTTACGAAAGGATTTGCCCTAGAGTCTTCGTAAGCGTCTGCTGGGTCAGTCGCTAGGGCTGTTTTTCCCAGAAATAAAGTGATGACCCGAAGGCCATCACTTTCACTTCACATCAACCACCTGATGAACCGTAGACAGCTCTCGGATTGCTCCATCCAAAAGAGTATCTCTCACGAGCTTTGTATCGAACATTGCCCGTATCGAAATCCCCTTCCATTGAGGTGCTAATCGGAGTTCTCTCAAAGTGCTTCAAACCATCAGGACAGTCAGTCAAAACGAACCATGCGTCCGTATCCGTGAGGAAATGATTAACTGTGTAACCCTGTGGGAGAAGCCCCATGTTCCGCACTGCATTGATGTCGTTGTCTGCTGTACCTGGACGGCCAGGAGTTTCAATCAGCCTATCGGCAACGAACTGCGATTGCGGAGGAACAACAAGCTTCATACCTTGCAAAGCAAGGATCATGCTTCGATCATCGGTAAAGGTCGATATCGTGATCAAGGCACTTTCCAGAGCTGTTTCATTTAAATCCACATACGTGCTGGGGCGATTGGACATAGTCCCACCTCCCGCCAACGGATGTGAAGTATTCACCAAAGAAACGCCATCACCACCTGTGTAGCTGGAACTAAACGCGTTGTTCAGTACAGCAGCACCTTTAACTTGCTTGCTGTGTGCCATGCTACGTGCCAGAGCTTTCGTGTAACGAGCGCCCAAGCGGTCATACAGGTTGTCTTCAACAGCCTCTTCAGTCAGAGCGAAAGCTAACGCAATGGTTTCGTGCGTATAGCGAGCCGTAAAGCCTTCGTTGGCGCTGTCATAATCAACACCTTGGCCTTCCGTCTTCACTGCCGCATTACCGAAACCAATGATCAGAACTTCTTCTTCAAACGCACGGTCAGAACTTTCTGTATCGAAAATCTCCGAAGTTTCGTTCTCGTACCGAGCGTACTCCATACCAAAAAGAGCATTGAGTCCAGGCTCAAGCTCTTTGGCGAGTTGTGCGCGACTAATAGCCATATCTCAACCCTCCTTTAAGCCAAGCCGACTTGTTTCTGACCAAACAGGTGATTCTGAATCACAACATACACATTCGTGTTTGCTGAAGATGGATCAGAATTCTCTGGATCACCAGAAATATTAAGTGCTTTCATCGGCAAAGTCGCCGTTGTTGCACCCGTAGTGACATCGAGTTCCACGTTGGAGCGCCCACTGGTGGTATCACCCACAGTGGATTGGTCAACGATGTCGAAATTACCGAACAAATCCGTCACAGGAAATGCTGCATCAGCTTGTACTTCAAAAACGACCATCGGGTCATCAATGAAAAAGCCAACAGCATCTGTGGCGGCGTTGCCAGGCCAGTAATTGCTCCAGGTCGGGGTGCTGCTCGTGGGGTCTGTATAAAAACACCCATTAAAAACACCCACAATGATATCGCTTGTGGCACTTCCGCTATCTGCGCGTGCAATACGAGTCACTACTCCGGTTGTAGCCTGAGTAACGATATCTCCTTGGTAAATCTTGGTCGTATACGCTGCCGTAGCCGTCGTAATACGATATTCAGATTGACCATTGGAGTCGTAAGAGCCTCCTATCATGCGCACTGGGCGGAGACCAAAAGCAGCGTCATTATTAGCCATTGCTTATACCTCCTATAACAACAATCAAAACAAAACCCTAGAAACTAATTTTTCTTAGGGCTACCAAAAGTCACCTGGGTCTTCCGTTCTCTGCTGATCGGCATCGCCGGGTGTTCATCCCTCATGAGGTCATTATCTACTGCATTCATTTGTTGATCGGTTATCTTACTGTAGTAAGCATTCCGCTCTTGAGCAGTTTCTTCTGGAATTTTTGCCAGAATTAACCCACCCACACCGACAGTCCCTGCATGTTGGCCTTCCATAATGGTTGGGAGTTCGGACCCTTCCACTTCTTCCGGCTTCACAGGAACATAACCTTCACGTAAACGCATGTGAACATTGGTGCGATCCTCTACTCCACGGATGTGAGTACGTATCCAACGATACCGCATCCCTGGAGGAGCATCAGGAGCATCCAACAATTGCGGGGGCTTCCACGGTTGACGAGCAGTTGTATCTTCTCGAGTGTTGTCATTCCGGGAACTACGATCAGTACCCGAACTCGAGGATGCACTCTCATCTCCTTGAATTTCCTCGCTCATGATTGTTGTAACCTCATTTTCTGTTTCGCGTATTCCTTAAATGGAACCCCTAAGCGTTGAGCTAACTGCTGTTCACTTGGAGTCAATTCAATCCTACGATCATTTTGACTGCGTCCATTTCCAGTTGTGCGCGTAGTAGAGACGACAGTTTGGACGGGTTGTCTGCCATTTCCTGCGTTTGTATTAGGATTAAAAGAATTTGTTAAATCAGAAACTTTCTTTTTAATCCCGTTATCCAGTTGAGAATAGTATTGGTCTGATTCAGTGTCAATGCCGCTCTGGGCCAACTCTCGATGAACATCGAACGCAACGTCGGTCAAACCCTTATTAGTTCCGAACCATTCGTTGTCCGTCGCCCACTTTTTTGCTCTATCTGAAGGCTCGGTGTAAACAGGTTCTTGAGCTTGTTGCGGCGTCTGTTGAGGCATCTGCTGCGCTTGTTGGGCCAATTCCTGCTGTTGGGTGTTATAAACTTCAAGATTCTTTTTATAATCATCCAACTGCTGCTTGTACTGATTGAGCGAACTGCGATCTGCTTCAGAGCGTGCCAGCAACTGCTGCGCGTCCACCAACGCTTCCTGATCACCGCTGTCATATGCCTTCTGCATAGTTGACTTGGCGGCATCCGCTTGAGCATCCACACGATTTTCAAATTCGTCGGTATAATTTTCCTGAACCTTAAGTTGATCTTCTACCGCCAAATTCTGGCTGTGAGACAACTGATTCGAAAGCTGCTGATTTTGTTCCAGCAATTGCTTGGCGTATTGAAGTGCCTGCAATTCACGTCGTTGAAAATCTTTTGCTTGTTTAACCGCTTGATTAATACGACTTCGCGCTGTTTTTGCTCTTTTTTCTACTTCAGATAAATCCCCTTCTTCTTGCGATTCCTGTAAATCTTGGGAAGCTTCAAAGTCTTCCTGAACGGAATCATCTGTAACGGGAGAAAGACTTTCCGCCTCTTCTTCCGTCAACTCCACATAAGTTGATTCTTCTGAAACATCCTCTTCCACGCGTTTGTTTTCAGGCAACGCGGCCTTATCAATCTGCTCATCATTCAGATTGG